TGCCATCACCCTGGGAACTACTCTCGGTGTGGCGCTCACTGCCGGCACAGGTTTGTTTCAGTCAGCAGCAGCAGGTGGCTCAGCAGCGGCTTATATCGTTACACCGAAAGGACTTCTTTATGAAGACCTCTCGCCTTCCACTGATAAAACAGTGTCAGTTGTGATTCGTGGTACCGTTTACGCCCGCAGGATCCCAACAGTACCAACGGCTATCAGAGCGCTGATGCCGCTGATCATCTTCTCTGAATCCTATTAATTAATCATCATTCGCAACTAACCTCTCTCCTTATACAAGCAAAATAGAGTCAAATGAGTAAGTTAAAATCTTTGTTCGGGGCCGCTGCTGATCGCATGCAAGTCATGATCGATAACAGCAAGGAGCTGTACGCACCTCTATGGTACCCGCAGTACTTCGATGTCGCGCCGCCGCAGCAAAGCCTGACTTACGTGTCAGCGATTGGCCGTTCTCGTATTGAAGCTGCCGCAAGTGTGGTAGATCGCGATTCGGCAACGCCATTGCGTAGCCGTCAGGGGCTGGAAAAACTCTCCGGAGAGATTCCTGCCATCCGCGAAATGTTTGCTCTTAAAGAGAGCGATTACCGCGATTTCCTTTCTCTTCAAAACCTTCCCGGCATTGATGATAAAACGAAATTGAATCAGGCCCTCGATCTTATCTGGGGTGATGTGAAAAGAGTAGGTGATGCGCCGCATAAGCGTATCGACATCATGGTGCTGCAAGCGTTGTCAACCGGCAAGATCCAGATCAATGTCACCAATAACCCGGATGGTATCGTTACAGACGATATCGACCTGCTGATGAACACAGCGAACAAAAAACAGGGTGCAGTGACATGGGGTACAGCCGCAACAGCTACGCCAATCACTGATATCGAAACAGTAGTAGTTGACGCTAAAGCCCGAGGCATTTCGTTCGTGAAGATCCTGATGTCATACAATCTCTGGTTGAAGTTCAAAAAAACAAAAGAAGTACTGGACACGCTCCAGGCTTATTACTACGGCCCAAAACCTGGCGCAGGCTTTAACCCTATCGCTATTTCTACGCTCGATAAAGTCAACGAGTATATGACCGCCAACAAAATGCCGGTTATTGAAATCGTTGATGAATCCATCGGCGTAGAGAAAGATGGTGTGATCACAGCAACCAATTATTTCAATGAGAACAACGCAACGTTTGTTCCTGCCGGCAAGCTTGGTTCAATCAAGAATGCCCTGGCAATGGAAAAAATGAAACCTGTGCAGCATGTAACGTATGCTGACTACAAAGGTGTTCTCGTGAGTAAATGGAGCCAGAACGAACCATGGGGCGAGTTCACCAAGGGTGAGTGGAATGCGTTCCCTGCCCTGGAAGCGATCGATTCGATCTATATCCTGACCTGCGTATTCTAAAGTTCATTGAATAATGACCAATAAAGAAGCTCTCGCCGCCAATGTGATGTGTCCGGTCCCGGACGCATCACTTGAACTGGCTCTGATCAATACGGAAGTAGATCCGTCTGCAACCTATTCGATCGGTCAGCGTGAAGGGGTAGACCTGGCGACGATCGATGTTCTTTATATGGTTTATACCAAACAAGATATTTCCGAAGGTGGCTACAGTGAATCTCACCCAGATTTCCTGCGAAAAATAAAGGAAAGACTGATGAGGCTAGCTTCCCAATACGGAAGGGCTGATGTACTTGATCTGTTACAGGACCAAACACCGACAATCACGTCGAAAGCAGTATGGTAAAAGCAAAGGTGATAAAGATCGGAACTGACCTGGCTAACCAGCCAACACTTTCGATTCCTGAGTTCAAAGGATCGCAGTTGCTCATACTTCGTGGCGGGTTCCCGATGACAGAAAATCAGTATACACTGGAAGAAGATGGTGGATTCTCTTTGGTTGGTGACGATAAGCTTTTGTTGAACGAAACATTTGGGGTGATTGCTCTTTCCGATTCAATGGAAGGAGTTGCTACAAGAGTTGTTACAAGGCAGTATCCTCATCAACTGATTGCCACAACATTTGAACAAGATGCTGAACAAGACGATAATGGTAATTGGGTTGTGCCAGATAGTTCTTTGTTAACGCAGTTATGCAGAGCGGAGCCGAATAGTAAAGGATCATTCATTACTGGTGTCGACGGAAAGCAGATCGTCTATGCCTGGAACATTTACTTGCCTTTACCCGTTACCGAACTAAAGCCGGGAACCAAAGTATCAATCGAGTGGAACGGCAATAAGATAGGACAAGGCACAGTGATCAGGTTCAGCAGAGGTCAGTTAAACGCAAGGATATGGCTGTAATTGTAGTACCGAAGTTCACGAAGGCGGAGATAAAAGCCCTCATGGATAAGAGGCGTGAAATGATAAAAAAAGCCATTCTGCTTAACCTGAAACGAGTAGGTGAAACATTCGTTACCAGGTGCCGGGAAAACAGGACCTATACCGATAGAACCGGAAATCTTCGATCATCCATAGGGTATGTAATCTTACATAACGGCATACAGATGAACGAGAACTTTAAAAAGTTCCCTGCCACTAAGTCGGCTGAAACAAAGAAGGGTTCAGGTGAGTCGGGAGGTAAGCCAGAGGCAGATAAAGACGGAGTTGCAGTGGCAAAATCAATGATAGATGAAGTGAAAGGAAAGTATCCAAAAGGGTTTGTCTTAATCTGTGTGGCAGGTATGGAATATGCAGCCGCTGTTGAATTCATGGGATACGATGTCATCAGCAATGGTGCCATTCTCGCTGAAGCAGAACTAAAACTGGCACTACAAAGAATTTCAAAAAAGATCAAATGAGGACCGCTCAGGATAATGTGATCATAGTCTGGAAGAAGATAAACGATAGCGCATTATCAACTGAAATAAGCGGAGGAGTTTATAAAGGATCGAGGCCGGTTAATTCAGTAAGCGAAGATATCGTTGTCAATACGCTTGGCTTACCGAACCAACAGGTTCAGCAGTCGATCATCAATGTAAACATCCACGTTCCAAACAAGGACGCTCGAATAGATGGTGTGATCAACTCGGTATGTGATGATGAACGACTGAACGAACTGACCAGGATGGCCCTTGAACTATTGAATGAAGATTACAGCGGCGATGATTGGCACTTTGAAGTGCAACAGCATACTCAGCCGGTAGAACAGGAAGGGAGCTACTACGTGAACATCAGAATTGAGTTTTATTCTTTAAACATACAATAACGAATAATGGCAAAAAAAATATTTGGCCTCGCAGCCGTTGAAATGGGTCCTATTGAAGCCGATGGAGGTATGAGTCTCTCTCTTACGCCAGTCGGTGAAACCGTTTCAGGCACCGCGACCATGACACAGGAGGATAATACCACTACCAACTTCACTATTGAAGAGTCTGATTCACCGATCGAATCCTTCATCTCAGAAGTTGGCGCAATTACGTTCGCCTGGTCTTCTTACAAGATCGATGCGGCAACCCTGTATAAGTTCTTTGGCGGTACGGTGACTGATTATGCAGCTGCTGGCCGGATCCTGACGCTTGGATCAATCACCGCTGGCTCAGCTTACACCAATGGAACATATAATAACGTAGCACTTACAGGCGGTACCGGAACAGGTGCAACGGCAAACGTAACAGTAGCTGGCGCAGTGGTATCCGCAGTCACGATCGTTAACAGAGGCTCTGGTTATACCCCTGGCAACACGCTCAGTGTGGCACCGTCCAGCGTTGGTGGAACCGGTACTGGCTTCTCAATTCCAGTATCAACGGTTGGTGTATTGGTTAATGAGATGTGGGAAGCGCCTGATTCTTTCCCTGACGTTGAAGCTTCATTGAAGCTGACCGATAAGAAGGGAAATATCATCAAGCTCCCGCGCGTGAAGATCGCATCGAAGATGAATATCTCGTTCTCTAAGGAGTCTCTTGGTCAACTGGACATGGTTGCCACGGTCCTTCAGCCTACCAAGGTTGCAGAGAAGAGGATCACATTCACACTGGCAAACTAATCGAACATCCTTTAATAAAATCAAAGCTCCTCGAAACCAGGAGCTTTTTTTCTTATGGAAAAAGAAAATCAAAAAACACTCGAGGACGTTGTCGACGCGATAACAACCAAGGAGACTACTATTGAGATTGACATTATTGCGCGAAACCGGGTATACAAGTGGCTTCAAAAACGGGGATGGCATCCATTAAAAAAAAAGTACGTCATGCGCCCGCTTGTGATCGGCAATATGTACCGGATCAGTCGCCTGCTTGTTGGAATTAATGTGAACTCCGACGAAGCGAAGAAGGGCCTGTCGCTGGCAATAGCTCACAAGATGGTGGTGGATCATATGGATACTATGGTTGAAATAGTAGCAATCGCTATTCACAATCAGAGATCATTGCCCGGTGATCAACTTAAGAGCGAACTCAGGGATAATCTTACCGCTCAGGACATGATGAAACTGTTACTGGTAATGTTGCACCAATCCAATCTACAGGCTTTTATTCATTCTATCATCTCGACCGCCGGCTTGAACGTTCTCGACAAAAACGAGAATCCGATCGACTCAAACGAGGTGAGCCCGTTGATCCAGGAGAGATAAATAGCCCCTGGGAAATGATCGGGGGAGTAATCAAGTACTTCAGATTCCCCTTTGACGATGTGCTTTGGAAAATATCC